CCAGCAGTAGTGAAACATATCGTAAAATCAGTATCCAATATCGGAGAAGTGTGCTTCCAGGAATAAACTTCCCTAAACGAAGCACCAACACCGTCACCCATTTTCCTGTAAATACGCAGTTGTTCACCATCTTCCAATTGACTGCAATAGTGTCTTGGGAGAATGATAAAATTGGAACACACATAAAATCCTAAAGAAGTGAAGCCCTTTTCAGAAACTACTCCAACGGAATTGGATTTCATTGAATTGAGCAAATTACTAACAGTGGTTGTTTTCGAAGGTTCAGGATAAGGATTTTCGACGGGTAAGACATCTGCCCACATATTGTCGCGCCTACTACCCTCGTCAAAAGAGTCAGCAGGATTCAAATCGGATTGCGTGTAGAGTCTCTTCCAGATAGAATAAATTGCTGTGATTCCTACAACAGAAACTAAAGCATACGCACCCTTCCAGGAAATAACACATTCAGCGGCATAATCATAACGAGTTTGCAGCTCAGCACGCACAAGATTTGTGTAGTATTGGGAAGTTGCCATCGTATACACATACATCATGCAGATTCCTATTAGGAGGGAAATCTCAGATAAGAACCACGAATGGATCTTAACGTAAGTAACAATTGTAGCCACTCCAATGCATGTATTTCCAATGAGCAAAGAATGTATGAGATCGGCTCTCCATCCAATCATGCACGTATGCACTAACCACATAGGCACTGTGTACTTGAATGGACTGTATGGTTCCAAAGCACAAGCAACGCGATCGCAAAGAACCATGCGCTTAGTACTAAGGTTCAGCAACTGGCTTTGAAGCTGCGACCATTTCAATTTCGAATACCAGTAAACAATTTTACTCCAATGTGCGTGCTTGTCGATCGCACGATTCGGGAAAAAGTCATTAAGATAGTCCACAATAGACATATGCGGTCCGCCTGATTGCGTCAACAGGGTTTCGTCAAACAATTCTGGATAAGTGGCACGGAGTTGTCGATCGGTCATATTAAGTAGACCGACATCGGCTTCAGTATAGTCGTCATCATAAGATTCCAATTCTTCTTCAGGTGAAACAGGAGAAGAGGTAGATAACATACTTTCTCCGTCAGAATCGGATTCGGAGTTTACCTCAGACTGGGGTTCATTACCAGGATAGACAAGATCTGGCACGGAACTTTCTTTAGAGGGTGGTGTATCGGGTGCATCAAGCACACTCTCAAGCTCTTCCGCTAAATTAACTGGTTCAGGATGCTCAGAGCAAAAGTACTTGCCACACTTACATGCGACTGCTTCTTCTTTAGACATAGACAAACGACCCTTTTGCGCTTCAAAGAATTCTTTGGATGCCTCTTGAGCCCAAGAAAGATACTCCCCAACAGAAATCTTCTTAAGTTCCTTATTGTTCCATACAACGTATTCGAAAGCTTCATTGTGAACGTACTTACGAGCCTCCAAACCAATAGGGGCGTCATACACTTCAACGTCAATATCCCAAATATCGGGATTTTTAACGTTTCCATACACAGAATAGACTTTCCTACTGTCAACTTTGTGTCGCGTAGTAAAAAGCGGTTTAACGCGGACTGTAACATGGTAAAAACGACGAAGAATTGAACCTGGCTCATTAGAATACACACCAGCATCAATGTGCTTAACATTTGTAGTAACAAGAGCAACTCTTGGGTTGAGCTGGACTTTTCCCTTGAGATACGCTTCCGCCATAGGTGCCATAAATCTCTGGGAATTAACAACCTG